ATGAAGGTTGAAACTTTTTCGGAACAAGTTTTCTTCAATACTGTGAAGATCACTATGTACACCAATGATGGCGGAAAAGGATCTGGTACAGGGTTCTATTTTGAGTATCAGGGCGAGAAGGACGACTACTGCTTTATTGTTACCAACAAACATGTTGTCAATAAAGCAACCTCAGGTAGCCTCTCGTTTATACGTGAGCTGGATGGGGCTCCAGATTTCGGAAGTAAAATGCAGTTGGACTTCCCACCAGATGCCTGGGCTGAAATGTGGGTCGGCCATCCCGATCCGGAAGTAGATATAGCGGTCTGTAGCATGAAGCTTATTCAAAACCATCTGAAACAGCATGCCGGATTCCCTCCCTTTCTGACAACCATTCACGAAAGCACCATTCCGACCCCTGAACAGTTAAATCAGCTGAATGCACTGGAGGAGGTGACCTTCATAGGCTACCCGGATGGCCTGTGGGATAAGACCAATCTGCTCCCTATTGCGCGCAGGGGGACTACAGCAACTCCCTTGCAAATTGATTTTGAAGGAAAACCTATATTCCTAATAGACGCTTCGGTGTTCGGAGGCTCAAGCGGAAGCCCTGTTTTTATCTTGAATGAGGGAGTGTATTCGGATAAGTACTCCAACGTTACTGTTGGCGCCCGCTTTTATTTTTTTGGGTGTTGTAGCAGCGGTAGCGAAGAAAAAAAGAGACTCATGACGTTGTGATGGTGCCAATCCCGACTAGCACCAAAGAGGTTGTCCATCATGAGGAGCTACTGGACTTGGGTTTGGTATTCAAGGCTAGAACAGTTGTTGAAGCCTGTAAGCATTTTTTTTAAACGTAAAGAGGCCAGCTGTCCCAGCTTGATACGGAAATGAAAAGCCCGCCAAGATCTGGCGGGCTTTCTTTTTACGGAATTATCATTGCCATCAACCTTCCCGTGTTTCCAAGCTGGATAGGACCTCCGTGGTTATACAGGTTGGCGTTGGTCATGTTGCGCTGACTGATCCCAGTACATCCCTCTCGACCAGGTCCTTCGATCAAGTTAGTAGGGACATAGGCGCAGCCAGTGTCCAGGGCAACGCGAATACTGTCGTCATGGGACTTTCTCCACGTGGTGTCGCTCGGGCTTCCATCTCCAAAGAAGTTGAGCCGAGGCGATGTCAGCACGATGACCTCACCACCCTGGGCCTTGAATGCCTCAATGATGGTGCGGTGGGAGCTGTACCACCAATCGGCGCCGATGCCATTGGCGAAAGCCAGCACCATTAAATCGCCCTGATCCGCCAGCATTGCGTTGAGCCGGTCGGGGTGCGAGCCGTTCGGCACGCTGTTAGTCATGGTGTCCGATGAGTTGGTCCCACCTACACCCCAGTTGCGGTACTCGACATCAGCGCCCCAGCGCTCGCGCATCGCCGCAATGAGTTGCCAGACGAAGCCATACTTGATGTGTCCAGTATCCGACGACCAGGAGAAGTCCGGATCGGTGTTGTCGTATATCGGGTACTTGGCTCGGGTGTCGGCTGGAATCCGATCAAAGAACGACGCGAGATCACGCTTGACGTTGGGCACAAGCGGGGAAAGTGCGCCACTACCCATATCCACGCTGCTCGATCCGTACCCGATAACCCGGATGTGCTGACCACGACGCAGCTTGGCCATTGTCTTTGGAAGTTTGGAGCGGCAGTAGGACAGCCACTCGTCATACGCCTGGCCGGCCAACTGGTCCCGCAGCCCACGGTACCGCCAGCTCTGCAAGACATCGACACCCGAAGGATAAACGTAGACCTCATTGAGCAGCATATGGCCTGCAGGCAGGGCTGGTTTGTACTCCTCTGGATCGATCGCCCGACCTGTGCCTTTAGTCACGACCAGGTTGCCGGTGGTCAGATCAACGGAGACCAGGTCATAGCGGTGCAGGTGCCCGGTGTAGGTGATCGAGCAGGAAACATTGGCGATGGCCTTGAGACCATAGATGTAGCAGGTGTTCGGCTTCACTGCGTAATCCACACCTTCAGTCAGAATAGCGCCGTCCGAAACGCGTTTGACCACCCGATTGGAGCTGTACTGATGCGGCAGCCGAGCGCCGGGAACAGAGCCTCCGGTTGGCGCAGAAATCAGCGTGAAGCCGAAGTCCGTCACTTGCTCGGTATCAGGTGCAGCGATCGCAACAGTTTGTTCCACTGTCTTCAGCAAGCCGCTCAGCTTGTTGATGGTGAATGCCTGGATCATCGGGCTGAAGCCGGTGAAGGTCTTGGTGTCCAGCTGGGTGCCATGCACTGTCACACCACTGTTGTAGCTCTCGGCCTGGACGGTTTCCTTGGGCACCGCGGCCATGCGCTGATCCAGCATGAAATCCTGGACGCTCATGCCGGCGTTCACCTCATACACCTGCCAGCGCACGGACTTCAATCGGAAGCTGTTGGCGTTGGTGGAAACAGCGCCGGCGATATAGCTGATCACCGGGCCGAACAGTGCAGCGCCCTCAGCCACCAAGTACTCAACCACGCGGGTGTAACGGGTGCCGGCGAACGTCTCGCTGACCAGCGTGCCGGCGTTACCGATACCGCCTTCGACATAGACGCCCCGGTCTTTGCGCAGCAGCTTGTCAGCCGCAAAGGTGGCGCTGACCTCAGCCTCCAGGGTCATGCGGATGGTCTTACCCACAATTGCAGCCCGCGTTGTGGCGTCGAAGGGCAGCATTACGCGGTTGTAGACGCCGGCGCCGCTCTTGCCTGCAGGGATGTCAAAGCCGACGATGATGCCGTTTTCGCGCACCAAGACGGCGCCATTGACGTCCGAAGATCCGGTAACCGTGGCCTTGTCCAGCAAGTTTGCAGACGAGACCAGCAGGCTTTTCTCGGTCGGCTTGATCAGCTCCTGGAACCGCGCCGCCATGGCCACGTCAGCTGGTCGCTTGTTGCCCGCCATCACGCCCTGGACGGCCCAGGTCAACGACTTCAACTGAACGGTAACATCCTGCGAAGGGGCTACGGCTGAGGTGTGCACCTGCACGCTCACCGCCCAGGACACGTCGGTCGGGTCCACGACGTAGTCGACCACTTTGGTCAGAATCGAGCCTTCCTGGAACATGGCTACCAGCGTCGCAGGCACGGTCACCGATGCATCTGTGCCCCGGGCTACTCGCAAGCCAGGCTGGAACTGGAAGTCCAACAGATCCAAAGCACCGGGAGTAGCCGTGAACTTCGCGGTGATGCGCACGGTACTACCAGCCATCTGCTTCACCTGGTCAGCATCGAGCTTCATCAGGTTGAAGAAGTAGGCATCGGCGCCCGAGGAGCCAGCTGGAACCTTCAGGCCGACGATTGCAGCGTCGTGGCCCCGGGAGGAAGTGCGCTGGCTCCGTTCGGGAAGTACCCCCACCCGGAATTGTTCACCGTTGGCTCCCACTGCCAGGAAAGGCCCGCGTTGGCGTTGACGTCTTCGAACAGCTTAGACCGCTCATAGTGCGCAGTGGTGTACGGCGTCAGTTTTGGCGCCGCAGCGACGATACCAAAAGCCACGCGGTCGATGGTCAGCGTGCTCTTTTCGGCAGCTGCATCACCGGAGTCGACGCTTACCAGTACCCCGATCTGGCTATCTTCGGGGGTGACGGTGTACTGCACGACCCTTTTGTACTGGCCATTCGCGTATGTCTCGCTGATCAGCCGGCCGACGTTGTTGGCGACTACGCCCGCCCGGAGTGCTCGAAACGCTCGGTCAGCGCGCAGCTTTACGCCGGTACCGAAGGCGCCGGTATATCGCCCGGTAATGACCGCCTGAACCGTGGACCCGACCAGACTGGTGACATCGGCGTTGGCCGTCGGAAACATCACGGTCACGTAGGTCAATGTGCCGGAGGATCCTTGCGGCACACTGATGCCGCAGGAACGGCCATAGCGTCGGATGATTGTGCCGCCGTTGTTCGCTTCGGACGCCCAGCTGGACGCGAAAGTCAGGTCGGTCGTCATCGAGGCCGAGGCGGCGGCGAGCTCGGCCTGCGTCACAGCCTTGGTGTTGGGGTAGCGGCTGACTTCGACGGCAATGCCGTTGCTGTTCTGATAGAGCACCAGGAATGCATCGAGGTCCGCACTCGGTACCGAGAAAAACCGCCCGGAGGCAGTATCTCGCAGGCCGAGGGTAGTCGAAGCAAATACGCCGCTGCTCAGTTGTGCAGCGTCGCGTGCCGACAGGGCCTGCTGCGCAGCAGCAGCTGCAGACACAACGGAATCGGTGACGTCGTTGAACTGCACAGGGATACGGAAATCCCGGTTGGCACCGGTCACCCGCAGATCGTAGATGCCGTTGGCGGCACCGAACTGAGCCAGGCCGGTGTCACCGGTGGTGAACGGGTTGGACAGTTTGGCGCCGGTCGGGCTGAGTAGACCGTCAACCAGGTTCTCGGTCCCTCGGTGGTACAGGTAGCACACTGCGCCGGGCAGGCGGTTACCTTCATCATCCTGGGCGAAGTAGTTCTTCAGTTCCACAATTAAGCTCCCGTGATGGGCTTCAGCTGCCCGGAAAGTTCGACGCCTATTGCGGCGTGGCCAGCGAAACTGGCGCTGTTGTTGGGTATTGGGCTTGGGCCATGCTGATGGCTGGCCAACTCCGTATTCATCTGGATCACTACGTCGATCAGGTCGCACAGCACCTGCAGCACGTTCACCGACTCCGAGCCCAGCCAGGTCTTCGCCGCGATGCTGCGGCGTGCGCCTTTCACGCGCTCGAGCAGGTCACCGCCGACGGCCGTGTTCAGCTTCTTGGCAATTGCCAGATTCAGGTCGCGGCCAGTGGCCATGTGCAGGTCGTCTACAGCAGCCAGGCTTGCGGATCCGCCCGACAGCAGCTTGAGCGCGCCCAGGGCCTCGAGCTTCTTGATGCCACCTACTGACTCAGTCGAGTGGGTCTCGACCTGAACGTCGCTGACTTGGTGTTGCTCAACGTTGTTAAGGCTCTGCACCTCGCGGTCGATCGAGTCGTCGCGGATACGTCCGTCCGTCTGGCGCAGCAGCTGCCATCCGGATCGACACGTTGCTGCGCCGCCTCGCTGTGCTGCCAGACCTGTGCGCCCTTGGTATCTTCGGCAAGCTCAAGCCGTGCGGCAGCACTGCTTGGACGTAGGGTTTGTGCGGCAGGCCGTAGGCGAAGCACACCACTACAGAGGTGCCCTCTTCCGGGAAGCCGAACATTCCCATCTCATTGCCGCCGATCGGCATGGGCAGCGGGACGCCGGCGAGGATCGGCAGGTCCGAATCGGGCTCGCCGTCCTCGCCCAGTACCTCGAGGTCGGCCGCCAGTCGCGGCCGGAAGTCATCGCACAGGCTGGAGCTGGCCGGGGCATCAGCGATCCCCACTACCCGGGCAAAGCGCGGCAAGTGATATTTGCCGGACAGTTCGGGGAACTGCCGCTCGACACTACGGCGGATTACGTCGTCCATTTGATGGCCATCTGCATGCCGAAGAGCGCCACAGAGGTGACCCGCTCGCCATTGTTGATCGTTGCCCCGGGGCGAAGGCCCGGCAGCGCTGCCACCATGGCGCTCTGGTTGCCTGGTAGTCGTCGAACAGCTCGGTCGGCAGTTGCAGGGCCGGCCGGGCGCCGAAGTAGCTGTCGCTCCAGCGTCCGGCGAATACTTCACCGTTGCCTTGCTGCTGCCAGATGAAGTCGGCGATGCCAAACACCCTGGCCAAGCTGTCCATGGCCTGGAAGCCCGAGGCCAGGCTGTAGAAGAACGGCGCTTTTACCGTGGCGTACGCCTGCTCCGGAACCCGAAAATTGAGCCCAGTCTTCTGGTGGATCTCACCCAGAACGGTGCGCAGGTCGACATGACGCAGGTTGAGCGGCAGCGGGGCGGCCAAAATGCCCGTCAGCTCGCGGCAGAACACCACTTGGCTCACCGCGTTAATGGCGGTGCAGCGTTCGACATACCCCAGAAAGTGGCGCTGCAGGGTGCGCTCGTTGTACCCCATGTCGAGGGTGACCAGGCCACTGACCGGCGCCGAGGCCTGGATCTTCAAGTTGGCCCGTCCTGGTGTCTTTAGGTCCAGGCGAACGTCATCGCTGATCAGCGTGTAGGCCGCGCCATCGATCGTCAGGACCTTGTGCAGTTTCATGCTCATTCGCCACCGCCCAGGTAGTCGTCGACGCGCTTGAGCACCTTTTCAAAACCGCTCAGCTCGGTGGTTGATCCCGGTTCCGCGCTGGCTGACCCACTGGTGCCGCCAACCGCTGTGCCGGTGGCCGCTTGCTGGCTGACACCCGCGAGGTACGGCGGGTCTCGACCTTTTCAGGGTTGGAGAGCTTTTCAGTCAGGGTGAACTGGACCGTCCAGGCCTTGATCGTGTCGGCCTCTCGGGCGCTCACGCTGTCGCTGAACTGCACCTGCCGCACACCAAAGGCCGCGGCAGTGTCATTGACCACACGGTACGTCTTGCGTTGGCCGCCTGATTCAGTGGCCTCGGCCAAGGTCATCAAAGCCCGCAACTGGTGGCTGTCCTTGTAGGGAATGGTCAACGTCACCGTCAGCGATTTGGGTTTGAAGCCCTTGTGGGCTGTCTCGGTGTTGCTGGTCTGCCCTGACAGGTCCTCGCTCTCGATACTGAGGCTGGCAGTGACCTTCAGGTTTTTGCCCTCAACCCTCTGGCCGTTCAGGAGCATAGTCATAGGCCCACCAACTCGCGCACGAACGCCAGCCCAGACAGTGACCCCACCAGCATGACGCCAGCCGACAAAGGCCATTCGTGCCCCGGGGCCTCTCCTGACATCAGCTCGCGGGCCAGTTCTGCGCTGCTACCTGGGCCAATCAGCCGTGCCCGGGCGCCAGTGCTCGCAGAGCTGCCGCTGAGCTGGTCTTTCAGGGCAGTGAGCTTCTGGGCCAGTTGTTGCGCTTGCTCAGCTTTGCGTGCCGACAGGGCGGCTAGGTCACTGGCCGGCGAGCTGTCCGCGTAGCTTTCCAAGGCTGCCAGCTGACTGGTCATGGCCTGGTTGGCCACTTTGGTGATGGTGCATCGATCCAACGGCAGCTTGCCCCACAGTGGCAGCGTGCCGGCGGCTGGTAGGGCCCACTTCTCAGCGTCGAGCTCGAATAACTGGCGAGCACGCCGTTCAGCACGCTGCAGGTCATTCACAGGCAACAGGGTGTTGAACGCCGACAGCGCGGTGGCCAGGTGGTCATAGCGGGTCGCCACGAACATCAGCACCAGGGCATAGCTTTCCTCCCCGGGGCGGCTGTCGTCACTGGTGTCGGTGAGCTTGTCGGCCATGTGCCGCAGCAGATTGGGAGCTGACAAGTAGCGTTGGTAGCCACTGCCCTGGCCTACGCCGCTTTGGAAAGGCGTCACTACCAGGGCCAGCGGCGACTCGCCCAGGACACCGGCCAACGCGGAGCGGCCAGCGTCGGCCGCCTGCAGCGCGGCAGCGCCTACTTGCCCGGGATCCGTAGTCGCCAGGCTGGCTAACTCCGTCACGCGCTCGACGGTACTCGCCAGTGCGCCGGCGGCGAGGTCCTGGACCCCAGCCAAGTCATCCAGAAACGCGGTGGCCTGGCTTGGCCAGCGCATTTGCACAGGCGTCCAGGTCATACTAAGGCCTCGACATGAAGCCATTGCTGACCGTCCCACCGGCAGATTTTACCCGCCGGCGCTTTGGGCGGTGCCACGGTGACGCAGCCTGCCGGAATCAACCAGACACCGGGCTCGAGCGGGGATTCGTCAGCGGTAGCCAGGCCTACATACAGCCCCTGGTCATCGACCTGGTAAACAACTTTGGTTCCATGGTTAGCGCCTCAATACTTGATGCAAGCGAGCAATGCGATGCTGCGCGGACGCGACTCATTGCCACCGGAGGTAGCCACGGTTACACCGTGGGTGTGATCGGGCGACCGGCTGGTTTTGATGACCGCAGTGCCCTCCTCGATCTCATCCCCGAGAAATGCATCCCTTTCGGTGTCCGTGTGTCCCTGCCCCAGATCCCGCGGAAACTCCATTTCATGGTCATGTGCTCCACCAGGCTGGATTTCTACGTCGTGGCCGTGAAGCAAGTTCTGGCTGGCCGCCCAACTGCCCAAGGCGCGCCCCACGTCCTGTCCTCGGCCGTCATCCCAGCCACGAATGAACTCAGCGCGCAGATCGGGCAGCTTGAAAGTTGACGGGCTGTCGGAACCAAACAGCGTGCCGATGCGGTTGAAAAGGGCGGCGTACACCGTGCGGGACACCGAAGCGCCATTGGCTCGCAGCCAGCCAGACGGCGCTGTGGTAGTAGGGAAGTGGGCAACCATGCCCACCAGCGAATGGTTCACCGAAACTTTCAGGCTTCTCAGGGCCTTGGTGGTGGCCAGGACTTCGCTGCTGTCGGTATCTGGATCATCACTTATGGCGTTGGGGATCTGATCCAGCCCCACATCTTCCTTGGTGGTAGCCCGTGCCCGTAGCTCCTCGTAATCCCCATTCCGGGCCGCGAAGTGATCAATTAAGCGCCGCTGATCGGTTGCCAGGCGCGCGTATCAGTGATTGAGCCGTTCGCATCGATGTCGGCCAGCTTGACCAGGTAGTGCCAGCGACCGTTGGTGTCGACGTAGTCCGGTTTGGTGGTCCCGAACACAACTTTCCAGCCAGCCAAGACATCGCTGCCGTCCTGGGTCAGGCAGACATCGAGCCAGGCCCGGGCGGGAAGTGCAGGCAACTGCACGATCGAGGCTGCGCTTTGTGCCACCCTGACGCCTTCGACATAGGCACTGCCGGGCTTGACCTGGAACAGGCCGAAGGTATTTCGTTCCAGCTGCCAGCCGTCCTGGAAGAAGCAGGCCCGGCCGTACACGTCCCGATTGCTCAAGCGCTCACGCTCGTCGATACCGGTCAGGCGAACCGTGAAGTCGTGCTGCCAGGTGCTGGCATCCACGGTGATGCCGGTGAGTTGCTGGGCACCGCTGAACTCAACCAGGAAGTTTCGGGTGATGTTGTTGCCAATCTGGGTCGGTGGGATGTTCCGCCGCTTTTGCTGCAGCGGCACGTACGCCACGGCCAGCAGCACGCCTTCGACCGTTTCCAGCCCGATCCAGTTGAAGTCCCAGTCGCCAACGTCAGAGGGAATCATCAGGCTGTAGATCACCTGGCGGGGGCTGACATAGCCCCGGCGCGTCACGTTGGCGGTATAGACGATCTGGGCCGCAGGCGGCTTGCCGCCGCCACGGTTCACGGCCGCGTTCACGTCCAGACCGGGGACATTGGCCAGGACGAATCGGGCTACCTCCAGCTTTTGCTGCGCGCCTTGCTTCTGGCAATCAGCTTTCGCCGGCCAGGGTGATACTCGCTCCCATGGGGGCTCCTTTACTTAAACGGGTCGTTCAACAGGGTCATAAGGGCCAACTCGTTGATCACCACCAGTTGCGCTGGTGTTTCATCAAGGGTGGCGATAAGGGTCTGCTGGTCGTCACTGAACGCGGCGGCGCCGATGTTCAACTTCACCGGGGTGATGGTCACGAAGTCGTAGCGCCGGCAGGTACGGCCGTACTGCTGCATCAATACGCGCAGCAGCACCGGGTTCTCACTCAGCTGGCTGTCGGTCAGGTGCAGCATGACGATGTCCCAATCCTGCCCGGGCACTCGCTCCTGGACCTCGACGTAACCGACGCCCAAACGTTCGAAGATGCGCACGAAGCCTGCGGTGTTCCCGGCATCCACGGCATTGATGAAGGCGTACTTGACCCGCAGGCGATACAGGCTCTCCGGCTCGCCCTCGAAGCGCTGAATGTCGCGCTGCCAGGCCAGCAGGTTGAGAATCGTCATGTGGCAGGTCTCGGCATCGAGCTGCAGCAGCGGCCACTGGATCCAGCTCTCGACTTTCCCCCACCAGGACTGGGCGCAGATTTCAGCTTGGCCAGCTCGATACCGTCGAGCCAGAACGGCAGGATCAACTTAAGCACCTTTGACCACCTCCACGCCGGTAAGCCGTGGGATGTTCATATCCGAGACGATGTCGGTATTTTCGAAGTCCAGGGACCTGATACCGGCGAACTGCTCGTGCAGCTCGGTGGCCAGCTGGCTGAACGAGAACTGCGACTGCGGGTAGGTCAATGTCGCTTTGTAGTCACTGTTCTCGCGGAAGGCGGCACGAATGAACAGGGCGATATTCGCTTTCAGCGTGTCCCAGCCCTCGCTGCCAACTACCGTGTTGGGCCAGACCTTGATGCGCACCAGGTGCTGGGTTTCAGGCATCTGCATGACCAGCAGATCATCGCCATGGCCGTGGTTGCCTTCGTCTCGCACATGGGCGTTGATCTGTTCCAGGTACGCATCAGCCGGCGCATCGTTTTCGAACAGCACATAGGCGTTGGCGGTACCGGTCCTCTCGGCGCGCCATGTTCAAAGTAAATGCCGTCGGCTGAACCCCGGGAAAGGCGGCGATCATGGCCCGGTAGACGGCGTCGGTGTGCCACTGGTTGACCGCCGAGAACTGGTTGCGCACGCGCAGGCGCAGGTCGTCGTTGCCTTCGGTATCGGCGCCGGGCTCCAGCAGCCAGCCTTCGGCGTTGACCACCTGAATCACGCCGGGAATGGGCTCGGGGAGGATCGAGAAGTACCCCGGGGCCAAGTTGTAACCGGTGCCGGCATCCACCGCTTCGGCTGGCACCAGGACCTGCGCCTGGCCGTCCAGGAACACGCCGACCGTGGTGGTGATCAACACGTAGACGTTGCCGTTGATGGCGATCGACTGCACGCGCGTACCACGGGGATCTCCAGCGTCCCAGCTACGGCGCTGCGGGTGAACAGCAGCTGGCCGACGGCCTTGGTGGCGGCCTTGCGTTCTACGTTGACCTGCCAGGCCAGCAGGTCGAGCCAGGTGTCGACGGCCGTCTTGACGAAGAAGTTGGGCAGGACGGTGCCGGCGATGAAGTCGATCAGCCATAGCACCGGCTTGGTGACCAAGGCGGTGACAACCCGCCAGAACGGCGACCAGGAGCTGGTGTTGCTCAGTTTGCTGCCCTGGGCGATCACTTCCGCTTCCCAGGCTGCTCTCAGCTTCGCCTCAGTGGTCGGGACGCCGGCGTCGGCCAGCGCTTGCTTGAAGTCCATGTCGCTCACAGTTGAACCTCCACGGTACCGAATGCCACGGTCGTGGCGGTCACCAGGTACTTGCCAGGCTCCTGCAGGATGAACTGCACCGTGCCGGGCACCAGGCGCTCGTCGGTTTCGACCAGGAGCTCCAGTTGCTGGATGCAATCGGCCTGGCGCAGCTGCTGCGCTCGGCGACCAGGTCCTTGAGCAGACCCGACTCGCGGATCATGTGGCCGATGTCCTGGGCGATGCTGGCCCGATCTTCGACCAGCAGTGGCTGGTTCGAAGGGTCCAGGGTCAGGTCGTTATTGGTGATCAACAGATCGATGTAGATGCCCATCAGCCGGCCGCCATTTCCATCAGGTTTTCGAGTTCGTGGGGGGTCATCTGCTTGTCTGTCCTGATCGTCAGGTTCTCGATATGGGTCTTTTTGCCTTGGTCGTTGTTGGTGGTGGTGCTGTTCTGGATCGAGCGCAGCAGGCCACCTGGCGGAACGGCCGAGGGCGCTTTGGGGCTGATGCCGGCGGCGGATTGGCTGAGGCGCTGCCGGGTCTGCTCGGCCTGCTCGCCAAGTGAGGACGTCGCCGCAATGGGCGCTGACATGCCGGGGACCTGCGGCATTGTCGGCAGGTCGCCGAACACCGCATCGATCTCCACGCCGGGGATCTTGTTGAGCATCCCGATCAGGCTGTTGATGGAGTCCTTGAAGATCCCGACGATGCGTCCCAGGCCGATTTGGCCAGGCCGGTCCAGCCACCGATCGAGCCGAACCAGTCCGAAAGGGTCTGCAGCTGAGCAGCGATCCACTGGAAGGCAGCGGTGTTCATCAGCGCGCTGGTCCACTGGTCCCAGTAGACGATCGCGGCAGCCACCACCACGCCCAGGGCGATAATGCCGGCGGTGATCAGCAGTACGGGGTTGGCCAGCATCGCGGCGTTCACGAGCCAGATCGCGCCCTGCCACAACAACATGCCGCCGCGCACCAGGCCCATCCAGGTGTACATCAGGGCCATGCCAGCGACGAAACCGGTGACCATGACGGTGTGGTACAGGAACATGGCGATCGAGCGGTAACCCGTCCAGGTGAGGATCTTCCAGACGGTCACCAGGCCCAGCCAGACCATCTTGCCCATGCCGACCGCCAGGGTCAGGGCCGACATGGCAGCGATGATGCCGAGCACGGCCAAGGTGGCGATGCCGAGCGCTTGGTGATGTTCGGGAAAAGCTGGGTCCAGCGGGTCAAAGTCTGCGCAATACCGACCAGCTTGTTCATGAGCGGGGTCAGCATGGGGATCAGCGCCTGACCGAACGCGATGCGCAGCGCCTGGACGGCTTGGCCGAACTGCTCCCACGGGTCGACCATGGCCTGAGCCATCTTTTCGGCGTTCTCCAGCCGCGCACCTGGCCCAGTTCGGCTATGCCGTTCTTCAGCCGGTCAGTGTCCATGGCCAGCGCGCCAATAACCTGGGCGCCTTCTCCGCCGAAAGCCTCCACCAGTTTGGCGTTGCCGGCGGCGTTCTTGAGGTCGCCGAACTTGCCCTGCAGCTTGCCCAGGATCTCCACCATAGGCAGGACTTTGCCGGTGGTATCGGTGAACTGAATGCCCAGTTTGTCCGAAGCGTTGCCGATGTTCTCGAAGAACGCCTTGTAGCGGCCCCCGGCATCGCCACCTTCCATGGTGCTGCTGAGCGTGCCGATCACTGCCATCTGCTCGGCAAAGCTGATACCCGAGGCGGTCGCGATCGCCCCGGCTTCCTTGAAAGCGTCCTTCAGCTGCGCACCGTCGGTGCGGAACAGCTTCACGGCCAGGGCCGTCTGGCTGGTCAGCTGCTCGACCCATTGCACCCGTCCGACCTTGTCGGCTTCGGACTTGAACAGGTTGTACATGCTGCCCAGGTATTGGCTGGTGGTTTCGGTGTCGGCCTTTGTGGCCTTGGCCAGCACGCTGCTGGCATTGGTCACGGTGGCCAGCTGGTTACCCACCAGGCCTTGGATCGCGCCCTCGATGGAGCGGGCCGAGGACACGAACTCGACGGCGCTGGCCCCGTACTGAACGGAAAACTCCAGCGCTTTGGTGTTGAGCGAGTCCAAGGCATCCTCGGCCGTGCCCATGGCCCTGACATCACCCAGGGCACTGTTCATCTCCCGCGCCGGCTCCAGGACGGCAGAAAGTCCTTCGAATGACTCACGCAGCCCAACAAAACCCGCACCCATGCGCACGATGTTGGCGGCGCCGGAGTCAGCCAGGTCGGTGATGGTGTTCTTGATCTTGCTCGCTGGGCCGGTGACCTTGTCGGTCAGGCTCAGGATGAAGGCCAAGCGGGCGGATTGGGTTGCCATGGGGTCATCCGTTCAATGCGTGGGCAATGGCGTTGGCGACGGCTATTTCAGTCCGCCGCCAGTGCTCGTCTTCCAGCCATTTCGCTGTACCGAGGTTCTCGATCGAGGGCTCGGTACCGGGCAGCCAGCGTCTCTGCAGGGCGATCAGCTGGCCAAGCCCGTCGTCGTTCAGGCCGTCAGCGTGCTCGAGGACTTTTTTTACGATCACGCCCAGGTCAGGGGCGTATTCATCGACCAGGGCGCTGGCCAGGGTCATGGTGTACACCGGGTTCTCCAGGAACGGCTTCAGGGCCGCTTTCTGCTCCTGCTTGACGGTGCGCATCAGCAGGTTGTGCGCCGGCGCCACCTTGTTGGCCTGGGTAGTGCCGTTGAAGTACTTGGTGACATCCTCGGGCGTCAGGGAGAAATCGAATTCCTGCTCTTTGACTTCCAGGGTGATGGTGCGGTTGGTCTCGGTCATGGTGCGTTTCCAGTAGTGGGTGGGATGGTGCAGAAGCTGCGGACGTGGTCCTGCAGCCCCAGGATCATTTGCTTGCTGAGGGCAAGCTGATCGAGGAGGGTGAAATAATCCGATCGAGCGTCTGCTGCGAGTTCGGCGGTGGCTCCATCAGCCAGGCGGGCGGCGCCGGGACTGGTGGGCACTGAGGCTGCGGGACAGTTGGCTTTGACGTGCAGCCGCTGATCGCCAGTACCGACAGAAAGGCGCAGGTCGTGGTTGTTCTGGAGGGCATCGCTCAGCTCCTGGGTGTTCTTGATGTCGTTCGCGGCAGCCATGGCCAGGCGCTCACCGGTGATCCGCGCCGCCTCACGGAGGCCTGCGGCTTCGTTCTGCGCGGTGTCGCGCTCCGATCGAGCGGCATTGCGCTGCTGCAGCACCTGGTCGAACACAAGCCAGCCGGAAAGGCCGGCCAGGAGCACGACCAGGAGCAGTCGAATCGGGGAAAGGGTCATGAGGCGCACAACCTCGCTTCGTCCAGCTGGCGGGCGTGCAGGCCGCGCACAAATACCTTGTTGCCCTTGCGTCGGTGACATACGCCCACACCGGGCGACCATCCGGCCCCCAAGCCAACGCCTTGCAGCCTTCAGCGATGCGCCCGGCATTGATGAGCCCCAGGGCGCGGCTCGCGCACGTCGCCGGCGTTCCAAAGTGGTGGCCGTGGCTACTCAGGCGTCGAACGTGTTCTGACTGACCTTGTCGTTGGTCAGGCAGTCAGCCAGACCCAGTTGGCCCTTCTCGACCACCAACTGCTCCACCTCGCGCAGCGCGCCGGCGACCAGTAATCACCCACCACCACTGGCTCCGGGCTGGTGTAGCGGGTGATGCCCTTGCACACAGTGGGCAGGCCACGGGCCAGTTTGTCGGCATAGACAACGTTCTGCCCCTCGCTTCCCACTTGCCCAGGAACGCCATCAGGGTGCTGCTGCCCAGCACGAGCGTGACGGCGCCAGTAATGATCTTGTTGCGCAGGCTCACGACTTCACCTCCAATCGCGCAGCATCTGGCGATATTTCGGGACCAACAGCAGGATCTGCAGCACCATGTAGAGCGCAGTCAGCATGTAAGCCACGGACGACCAGTCGACGGCACCGGTCGCGCCGGTGGCCGCCACGCCAATCGCCGGCGCCGCTTTCACGACGGCAATGGCAGTGTCTTGGGCAGCTTGATTGGCGCTCATCTCAGCCCCCTTTTCTCGGCAGCGGACTGGCAGGGAACGCAGCGTCCATGCCGCCAAGTGCCTGGCGCGCCGCCGGGATCTCGCCGTCGCAGTCCTTGCAATGGGTCAGGCTTGGCCCGGTCGGACGCGCACGGGCCAAGGCGGCGCTGATCGCCTGGTCGCGCTGCCGCTGCTCCACGTCCTGGGCGCGATCGAACGGGCAAACCATCAGGTCAGGTCCTCGATCTCGGCGGCGGACAGGTACGGCACCCCGTCGATCTTGATGAAGTCCGGACTGGTGACGTCGAACGGCAATTTGTGGGTGGTTTTCGCCCCGCCCTTGGGATCGATGCTGAGCAGGCTGGAAATGCGCAGCTTGCAACCGAAGGCCTCGATGCGGCACTCCTCATCCCCGACTTTGCCGAAGAAGACGATGTCGAACGGCTCCAGCTCCCGGAAACTACCGGCAGATTTTGCCTGGGCGACGATCAGCCTGAAGTTGGTGTTGTCGACCTCAAGCTCGCCCGCAGCCCCTACGTCGCCGTCGACCCAGCCGTTCGGCACGCCCCGGGTTTGCGCGGTGGTGCTGTTGTCAGTGATGTCCAGCGTGGCCGCTTCTACATGCAGCTTGTTGTCGCCCAGGTTGACGTCAAAGTTCTTGCCACTCAGTTTTGCCGACATGGGTTACTCCGCAGCTTCGGGGGAAAGGTCCAGCGCGATGTTCGCGGTGATGTCTTTCGGGCAGTTGAGGGGGCGCAGAGTCAGGTAGGCCACGACCGAGATCTTGCTGAGCCAGTTGATGACGATGTCGCCATCCTTCGGCTGTTGGATCTCGCCCGGGAAAACCTGCGTGCCGACGGTGGTGGACTTGGCCATGGCGCGCAGCGGGGCCATCAGCTTGCTGATGTTGCTGGCCATGCTGTTGGCCGAGCTGTTCAGGCGGCGATCGGCGATGCGCTGAATCAACAGGATCCGAACGCGGCGGGCTGCCTTGTCTACAACCCGCAGGTTCTCGATCACCTGGTAGTCGCTGCCCGGGGCATCCAGCAAGTTGCCATCGGCCCAGAACACGCCTGGATAGTCCGCATAGGTCTGCGGTACCGAGAGACGGGCGGCATCCAGCACCTTCAAGGTGGCCGTCTGCAGCGGGACACCGTCCTTGTCGACCGGAGTGTCACCAAGGCCGAGTACGGCACCGGTGGCCACCCGCATGGGGCTGTCCGCGATGCTGACGGCGGCATTGGCCAGGCGGCCGGCCAGCACGCCCAGGTTGTTGCCGTGCAGCTGCGGAACGACCATTACCCGGGGTGCTGAAATGCCTTCGGTGATTGCCTTCTGGGCGATCTGGTATTCGCTCCAGGTCTGCGGAGCCAGGATGCCCGGTGTGGCTGCCATCACGAACAGACGACGGGCATAGGTGTTGCCGATGGCGACAGCCGCCTCATTCATTGCGGTCAGATCGGCGCCGGCCGTCACTGGCTTGGTGATCACTGCCGCCTCGACGGAGTAGCCGTGCTGCATGGCCTTGGTCAGTGCGTCTTGCCAGGTATCAGTGTACCCAGGGGCATAGCCAGGCAGGCCCAGCGATCGCCTCCATTTAGGCGGGCTGCTGTGATCTGGGTTTTCAGGTCACTGGAAGCCACGCCCAGCTGCACATCCAGATCGCTGTCCTGGTTCAGGCGACGATCTGGCCGGTGTTTTTGGAAGCAGGGCCGATGTAAAGGAAATAGCGCTCAACTTCGGTCACAGCACCCTGGCCGAGGTTGAGATTGTTGACGCTGACATTGCCGAGTGCCATGTACGCCTCGTTAAACAGGTGAGTTGAGGATCTGGCGCAGCACCAGGTTCACCAGCTCGCTGGTTTCGCTGTTGCTCGCGCCCAGGAACTGGCGGGCCGGAAGGGAGATTTCCCAGCTTTGCGCGCCAGAGGTCGCGTTACGTTCGGTGTCCAGGATGCGGATCAGCAGGCCCGCCCGGGCGTAGTTCAGGTGCTCCTGGATCCATGCCGCAGACGGACGCGTGGCGGCTTTCTTGCCCGGCAAGCGAACCTTGAACCCCAGCTGACGCAGGCGCTTGGCCTGCTTCTGGGTCGCGGCGGTGCCAGGTGGCACCTTGTTCCACTGGCGCATCTGGCTGCCGTGCGACGCTCGGAGACGCCGTGGTGCTGCTGCGAGGCAACCCAACGGGTGAGCGCGTTACGCCAGCCAGTTCGGCCTCCTCGCCACTCAGCCGGGTGACCTCGAGGAGCTTGCCGAGGCCCGCTTCCATCTTCTTCTTGCCCTTGGAGGTGCCTTGCGCGGGGCAAAGGGAGTCCCGTCAACGTTCTGCTGGTTGCGGATCCGCTGACGGCTCAGGGTGCGCACGCGCTTGCTCACGTTGTTGAGCAGCCGTTTGCGCTTGGCCAAAGGGAGGTCGAGCAGGGCTAGCAGATTCTCGGCCTCGAGCATGCCGCGCACGTCCAGGGCCAGGTGATCAGTCGTCATGAGTGGTCACCTCCCCGTCCTCAGCTACCCAGAGCTCGTACGGGGCAAGGGTCCAGGTTCGACCAAGGACCTTGATTTCGCCGGCGGGGTCTTCGACCAGGTGCTGCGGCTCGATGAATTGAACTTTGATATCCACGTCAGCCAGGTCGTTGTCGAGCATGGTCACCTCGAAGGTCACGCTCGGCAGGTCTTCCCGATCCTGGTCGTTCTCCTCGAGCCAACTGCCAACCAGCGCAAACAGGCGTACCGGGTGGTCAGCGAAGCGCTCGATAGCGATGGTGGCGGTGTACTGCATATCGCCCATGTGCAGGCCGTTCTCGCCTGGCTTCCAGACGAGGTCCATTTGCACCTGGTCGGTCCAGCTGTCGAGCTGCTCGGGCTGCACCAACTGACGCTCGATCAGGTAGCGGGTCAGCGCCTGGAGCTTGATCACAGCAGCACCGCCGTGATGCGGCTACGGCCCTGCAGGGCTCGCACGGCGGCCTGGCTGAACGCAGGAAGGTTTCAGCGCGTTCTGGAGCTTCCTTACCGGTGTTCTCGGCCACCTCGCGGCGGGTGATAGTCGCAAAGTCGGTCAGGGCGGTTGCCTTGGCCCGGCAGTACACGGCGCGCTTGTACAACTCCACCGTGAAGGTGCGCTCCGGCAGCAGCCGCGAATCGGCGGTGGCCACCTCGGTGATACCAAGGTCACGCCAGCTGGTCATCAGCCTGGCCAGGTCCTGGTTCACTTCGGCCATGGCGACGGTGAGGTGAGTGACCAGCGTTTCGCTCAGGTACTCGCCGGGCAGGCGGTAAGCTTCTGGTACTCAGCCAGGGAGAGGTTCGGCCAGAAGCCGTTGTTCTCGATGGTCTGATCCACCACGGTTGTCGGTTTGCCTGAAAAGCTCATCGCTGATCACTCGAAAAGGGCGGGAGACACCGTTTCGGCGGGGGCTGGCCATAAATGGCTGACTCCGCTTCACGGGTTCCCGCTGGGGGGGTAGTCGGTTATTCGGTTTGGCCGGCGGTGGCTTCCACGCGCGCCAGAACACGTCGGCACTTCTTAATACGCGTCCCGCAGCCCGCCTGCGGGTACAGCTCGGTGGCACGCTCCAAGTGCTTGAGGGCGACATCCCATTGCTGATCGTCCATGGCTCGGATGCCGATCAGCTTGTGGAACTTGCTCGGGATCTGCTCCGGCAGGGTCCATTCGCCATCTACACGCGGCAGCAGATCCGACAGGTAGGGCTCAGGCTGCGCCCGGCCTCATACTCGGCATAGGCCCAGTCGCCCAGGGCATCAGCGACAAAGGTCTGGATGTCCTTGCGCTTGAACGTCGCCGGCAGTCGTTGGCCTTGCTCAATCGCGATGTCGGCCAGCTCCAGGGCGTCATCGAACTGGGTGGTGTCGAACAGCCAGACCATCACCTGCACCAGGACGCGGTTCTGCAGCTGCAGGCCAGACTCCAGATAGCGCTGGATGTACTCCTGGTACTTGGGCAGCAGCTCGGTGCGCTTGAGGTCCTGCTTGCCGGCGAGGTTCGGGATCGCCTTCAAGCGGATCAGGTCCGCGTCCAGGCTGGCCTCCATCAGCTTCAGGTGCTTGCGAGCATTGGCCGGGCTGCTCAGGGCCTCGCCTGGGGAGTAGGGTATGGCCGCTGCAGCAGCCACCTGGGCCACTGCAGCGGTGCCTAGCTCCAGCACACGGCGCTTGTGCGCTAGTGCGAGGCTCATACGGTTTCCACCCCGTCGGATTCCAGGTAGGCGAACTTGCCCAGCTGCTCGATCACGTAACCTTCGTTACGGCCGTTGTAGTCCTCGACGCGGGAGCGCTTCGGATTTTCGAGCAGGTGGCGACGCCAGCTGGAGTCCTGGAAGTAGATCGATAGGTTGTCCCAGGAGGTGACCAGAATGCCCTTGGCCGGGAAGAACGGGACCAGGAAAGAGGGCAGGCCGCCGTAGGTCTCGATCACCTGGCATTCTCGATGCGCTCTTTCTCGGTCGGGGTCTGCCCCTGGGCCGCGTACAGCTTGCCCTTATCGTGGGCCAGCAGATCCGAGCCGATGATGGCAATCAGGTCGCCCTCGTCGCGGAACACCGGGTCGATCATCTGCTTGACGTCATGCACCGCGGCGTCGAGGTTTTCGTAGTCGCCACCCTTGCCGATCTTGATCTTGACCTCAGGATCGGTTGGCTTCAGGACCTGCTCGGGAATCAGCTCTCGAGCCTGCTGCAACCAGCCTTTGTTCACGTCTTGAAGCAGCGGGTATAGGGTCCGGTTGGTCTGCTTCTCGACCTTGACACCATTCCATCCGATCAGAATGCGATCCAGAGCAATGCGCTTCTGCACGGCCTCTAGGTACTTGCGGGCAAACTCAGGGAACTTTGCCCAAGCATCGATGGTGGCGAACTTCAGCGACACATCGGTCTCGGTACTGAACAACTCGTACATGTTGTTCTTCAGGTCCAGCAGGTCGCGTGGTATGCGGTCGTTCTCGTCGGTGTCAGTCCGCCCGGTAGCGGGGCCGTTCAGGCCCAGTAGCACCTTCTCGCCCTTGATCTCGGTCACACCGATAACGTTGATACGACCCAGGAAGTCCACACGCTCGGTGATCTGGTCGTTCAGTTCCTGGGCGTGGGTCGGTTCCACGGCAAAGGTGCGAGTAGCGTCATCGACGCTGTACGCCTCGGCCAGGTCGTCCTGGAGCTGCAGATACTCCGCTGCAGCGCGTTGCGACAGGGCACCCATCAGCGCAGGCCCCCGCCGCGTTTTTTTGGTATCAGCCGGGCCGGTGTTGCGCTTGACCTGGCGGCGGTTGGGAGTGGAGTTGAACATTTTGGTCATGTTCTCCTGCAGCTCCTCGATACGGGCGCTCAGTTCCTTGAAATCGTCCGTGCCACCTTTACCGCCCTTGCCATCCTTGCGGGTGAACTCGCGGTTTTCGTCCGCTTCGTCCACCACGTCCTGGACGGCGGCGCCCACGGCATCCACTTGGTCCTTGCTTTCGACGTCATCGACGCCTTCCAGGACTGGCTCCAGCACAGCCTGGAAGCCGGCCAGAATGATTACGAGTTGGTCAGTCAGCGCCTTGAGCGCCTTGGCTGTTGCTTCATCCATCGGTTTGGTCTCATCGGGTGAGGTGGAGTCGGGGGTGGTGGTGTCGGCGAAGCGCTTGCAAAGGCCGGTCAGGGCGGAGAAGAAGCGGCGCAACTCGCCTGGTTGCTGGTTGCCTTCACGAAGGATCCCAGCTCTACGGCGGAGCAGAAGTAGGAGGTTTTGTCGTAGCGATTGCCTTTGCGGCCACGCTTGGAGAAGTACAACTCCTGAGTGCCCAGGCTCGCCGGCGAGTCGGTGACGGCAATGCCGGTCAGGTAGAAGCGCCCGCTGTTGGCGAAGTTCGGGGTTATCTCCACGCTGGTGAACAGCTTCTTGCCCCGATCGTTCAGATAGAGAAGGTCGTCGTTGGGCTTGAGCTGCGCTTCCAGGGCCACCTGGCCTGGGCCAAGCTCCGGGTCGTCCTCAACTAGGCGGATGGAGTAAACAGTCCCGAGGGTCTCCTTTTCCCGGTCGTGCTCGTTCCAGATCACGCCGGTGTAGGTGGCCAGGTTGTATGTCTCGGCACACTCGACCAGCTCCTGTCGGGTGATCTCGCGGTTGTCGGCGGTTGGGCCGCTGACAGCAACGCGCTTCCAGTAGGAGACAAGGGATCTGGGCATCGGTTGAAGCGCTCGGTGGGGGTCGATGAGCGCCACGATAGGGAGCCGATCGACACCGGCCAATCGGTTTGCTTGAGCAGAATTCCTATCTGCCAATTCTAGGAATTTCGCTCACTTTTATGCCGAGTTTGGGGCTGTTTCGGCGCATAGACTCCGCCCCATGAACTACTCGATCGAAGTCAAAGAGGCCGCCAAGCGGCTGTACCTGCGCCGTGCCTCGGTGAAGGAAATCCAGGCTCAGTTGAAGCTGCCGAACGTGCGGATCATCTACTACTGGATCCGGCAGGGCAGTTGGGACGAGATGCTGACCGATGAGGAGCCGCTGACCGCGATTAGCCGGAGGATCACGCTCATCTGTGAAAAGCAGGACACCCTGACGAAGGGCGACCTGGACGAGCTGGACCGGCTGGCCGCTGTGCGGGAGAAGCTGATTAAACAGGCCAGTAAGCCTGCAGCGCCGGCGCTGGCGGCGAATGAGCAGATCGGGCTCAAGGCGATCGGGAACAGGGCCAGCGCCGGGAGCGGCGACGCGGCGGCGAGAAGAAGCGAGAGAAGCCCGCGAAGAATGACGTCAGCGGCTTGACCGAGGTGGACTTCCTCGACAAGTTCATTTCCAAAATGTACCAGTACCAGCAGGAGCTGTTCGCGGCGAAACAGAACCCGCTGACCTGCAGGCTGCGCAACATCCTTAAAAGTCGGCAGGTCGGTCTGACCTACTACTTCGCCGGCGAGGCATTCATGGATGCCGTGCTGACTGGGGACAACCAGGTGTTCCTCTCGGCAAGCCGCGCGCAGTCCGAGATCTTCCGTAGCTACATCATCCAGTTTGCCCAGAAGTGGTTCGGCATCGAGCTGACCGGCAACCCGATCGTCCTCAGCAATGGCGCCGAGCTGCGCTTCCTGTCCACCAATAGCAGTACGGCCCAGGGCTACCACGGCCATGTCTATGTGGACGAATACTTCTGGATCCGCGACTTCGAGAAGCTGAGCACAGTGGCCAGCGCCATGGGCACGCACAAGAAATGGCGCAAGACCTATTTCTCCACGCCGAGCGCTGTCAGTCACCAGGCGTACCCGTTCTGGACGGGCGAGACCTTCCGCAACGACAAGCGCCGTAAGAAAACTGCAGGTGAATGGCCCAGTGAGGCTGCTTACACCCAGGGAGCACTGTGCCCGGACGGCAGTGGCGCAAAACGATCACCCTAGACGATGCCATTGCCGGCGGTTGCGATCTGTTCGACGTGGCGCAGCTGGAGCTGGAGTACGACGAAGACAAGTTCCAGCAGCTGTTCTATTGCAAGTTCATCGACAGCACGCAGAGCGCGTTCGGGCTGAAAGATCTGGAAGGCTGCTATTCCGACCTCATGCTGTGGGACGACTACGACCAGGACGACGATCGACCTTTCGGCAACAACCCGGTCTGGATTGGCTACGACCCAAGCCGTACCCGCGACGATGCCACTTGTGTGGTCGTCGCGCCGCCGGCGGATCCAGGCGGCAACTTCCGGATCCTGGAGAAATACAGCTGGCGTGGGCAGTCGTTCACCTACCAGGCGGCCCAGATCAAGAAGCTGACCGAGCGCTTCAACGTCCAGCACATCGGCATCGATACCACTGGCGTCGGGATCGGCGTGTACGACGTTGTGTGCGACTTCTACCCGCGTGCGCAGCGGATCCACTACAGCCTGGAGACGAAGACCACCCTGGTGCTCAAAGCCCAGGACGTTATACGGGCGGGCCGGATCGAGTGGGACGCGGGCTGGACTGATATCGCTCAGGCGTTCTTGACGATCAAGCGCGGCACCACCAACGGCGGCCAGATCACTTTCAGCGCGTCCAGGACCGAGGCCACCGGGCACGCCGACATTGCATGGGCCGTGATGCACGCCCTGCACAACGAACCCTTGAACACCAACAAGCGGCGCAAGAGCCGTTACCTCACGAGCGGAAGCCATGCCCAAACGACAGAGAAGACCCCACGCCAGACAGCCACAGGTACAGCAGCCCACGCGGGTGTTCACGTTCGGGGAGCCGGAACAGGTGCTGACGTCCAACATCGGCGAGTACTTGGGCATCTTTCCCACAGACGACGGGCGCCTTTACAAACCGCCGGTCTCCCGCGCCGGCCTAGCCAAGCTGCTGCGGGCCAACGCGCACCACGGCGCCATTCCCAAGTTCAAGCGCAACCTGCTGCTGCGTGAGTTCATTGCATCGGAAGGTTGCAGCGCTCACACAATGAGCTGCGCCGCCCTGGACTACATGGTGTTCGGGGAAGCGTACTTCCTGGCGCACGAAAACTTCCTGGGCCATGTCCTGGAGCTGGAGCACCTGCCGGCGATCAACATGCGGATAAAGGTGGATGGTGGCTTTGTCCAGTTGCTGCAGAACGGTAAAGAGGAGGAGTTCGACCAGGACGAGATCGTCCACATCAAGGACTACGACGTAGAGCAGAACATCTATGGAATCCCGGACTACCTGGGCGGGCTGCAGGCTCTGTTGCTGAATGAAGCGGCCACGTTGTTCCGCCGACGCTACTACAGCAACGGCGCCCATGCCGGCTACATCTTCTATACCAACGATCCGAACTTGTCCGAGGAAGACGAAGACAACCTACGCTCGCAAATCAGCGCAAGTAAGGGTGTGGGTAACTTCCGCTCGATGTTTGTGAACATCCCAGGCGGTCACGAGAACGCGATCAAGATCATCGGTGGGGGACTTTCAGGCGAAGGACGAGCTGGAGAAGGTGAAGAACATCACCAGGAACGACATCATCGCGGCCTGGCGCATGAACCGGCACTGGCGGGCATCATCCCGGAGAACAGCGGAGGGTTCGGGGATATCGAGAAAATCGACAGGGTGTATACCAGCAACGAGATTTTGCCGATCTGTCAGTTGTTCGATCAGATCAATGAAGTTTTGCGTGACGATCGACGGATCAGCTGGAGGGAGCCATCTGCGGCCGATTCCTGAAATAAATACACCGGCGCTGCGGGCACTATTGTGTGGCAAAATAGTACCCATACAGGAACCCTGGGGAGGGGATATGCGAGTTTATTGCAAGGAATGTAATGGGAAGGGGCGGATTTCATCTAGGAATGATATCTCGCGGGAGTTCTCTTCCTTGTATTGCACATGTCTAGATTGCGGTCACCGCTGGGTTGCGCACCTGACTTTTTCGCATACCCTGACGCCTTCTGCACAGATGATGGATCGACTTGTATTCGATCAACTGAGGGCGCTACCCAGGGCACGGCAGCAAGAGATATTTCAACAACTTGGTGCAATCGATGCGCGGTAGCGTTTGAACTGGGTTTCAATTTTCTCGAAGTCCTTCATTAGCGAATATGACAATTGAATAAGGCCAATTCTTCCGCGATCAGTAAGTTCGTCAGCCGGAACTTCATTGAGCAAGGCAAGCAAATTGCCGTGGATTTCAAGGTCGTCGGCCAGCTGGGTGAGGCAGGGCGCTGGGTGTGTCATGGCGTAACTCCGTTTTGCATGATGCACATAGCCAATAGTTTGTGTGTCGTAATGCATTGCGTCAAGACCTTGAAATTTATCTGGAAGTGTGGGACTAAATTCTTGAGGGCGATATCTGTCAATATATGTCATATGTTTTATATGTATATTGACACCTTATGGGTATCTTATGGGTATCTTATGGCTACTTTGAAGTAGCTTCAGCTAGTTCCAGATACCAAAACGGGCGCCTCAGCGCCCGTTTTCATTGGAGTAACTCACATTTTATATGGGCGTCAGTTTGACGGCGCCGTATTTTCGGTCACCGGTGGTGTTCTCGAATGCCATTACAAAAGTGTCAGCCGGTAGCGGGATGATGGCCAGGCCATTTCCCGTGTCTTGATACACCCGCTGTGTCGCCTCGACCAGGAAGAAGTCCACGGGCAGGCCCAACTGCTGTCGAGCATGCGCCACGTCCTGTTCACACAGAGCCACCAGGCGTCCATCGATCAACATTACGCGGCCTCCATTTCAGGCGGCAGCTGTGCCTCGAGTTCAGTGATGCGGTTCAGAAGCAGGCCGATCAGCTTGGTTTGTTCCTCGTTCACCTGGTCCTGGACCATCGACCGCTTCAGGCGGTTGACGATTTCCGAGTTCATACTACGGTCGTTGTCTTCGGCCAGCACGGCGATGTCGGCGCGCAGCCCGTCAGGCAGGCGGACGACGAACTTGTCGGCAGTGCGGGAGCTTGCGGTGGTGTATTGCTGTTGCATGGTGTTTCCCTCAGTTGAATGCGGTGCGTGGGTGTTGTGCCAGCAGCTGGCGGACGATGGCGGTGTCTTGGGCGCTCAGATCGCCCAAACGGCTGGCCATGTCGGTCACGCTTTCGAGTTGTGTACGGGCTTCCGGTGTCTTGGTGACGAGGAAGCCGATCAGGCTCCGCCAACTATGGCGGTGGCCTGCAGTTGACGGGGCGTTGTGGTAGCTTCACACCGCTGCTGCTTGGGTTGGGTGCTTGCATGTGCTTCTCCTCCTAGTGGTGGTTGGTGCCAGGGAGCTGCAACTCCTTGGCACTGTCCTTTCAGCCCTAGTTCATGGCCTTGGCCGTGAATACGGGGCGCGTCACACTTCGAACTTCAAAGCTCCCCAGGTCCGTGTTGTCCACGCTGTGCAGGTGCACTACGCAGCACTCGGGCGGGGTCTGGTGATTGCGCCAGAAGTCGCTTGTCACCAGTTCGGCCAGGTCCTCTGGGCGAGCGACCAGTAGATAGGTAGCGGGCATCAGCATTGAGCCGGCCTGGCCATCGATGGTGTAGAGCACATTCATTCCAACGTCTCCGGTGCCCACTGCTCGATCAGGCGCTGCCAGATCTGGCTGCCATTCGCGATCCGCTCATGCACCTCCAGGTCGGGCGTGTAATCCATCATCAGCACCTTCAGGCAGTCCTCGAACAACGGCAGGTCCAGGCTCCGCAGATCGCTCATGACAAAGGGGAAGTCTTCGCCGTTGTAAACGCTCAGCAGGAAGCGGCCCAGGACACGGCTCTGGCCACTGTCACGCAGGGCGATCGGTACCAGGCGGTTGAGCGCTTGGGTTCCTGCGATGCGGATCGCAGGTACCTGCGCCTGATGGGCCTGGATGGCGGCAAGTGCAGAAGCCATTGTGCGAAGTCCGTTACTCATCGGCGTTGCTCCTTCTGCTACTCGGTGCAGCTCCCCGTTGTGCAACACAAACAAGTCCACGTCGGCCAGCCGGTATGCCCCACCGACACCACCCGCCAGAACGTGATCGTCGTAGGCCGCACCAGGTGCCTGGAACCGGACGGGGAACGGATGCCCTATGCCGTCCCGGATGCACCAGGCAATCTGGTGGTGGTACTTGCTGTCCTCGCGGATGCTCGCGAACAGCTGCCCGGCGGGCTTGGGATCGCGGCCCGCCTGAAACGCTTTGAACGCCAGCTGGACAGCTGGATGCACAAAGGTCTGGCCGTCCATCTTCATCTTGTCGATGCTGAGCCGAGTCTTTGCGAACTCGTGGAACTCGCTCAGCGCCAATTGAAAGTCGGCGATTGATTGCTGGTCGTGCATCGTTGTTACTCCTCTAAGTGCCGTGTGGTTGATAAAACGTGTGTAGTCCCCTCGTAGGTCCGGAACATCCGGAACATATTCGGGTGTGAAATCTAGAGGCCCCGAATCACGCGGCCTCCAGCCTTGCCAAAATGTTCTGGTAGTACCGGAACATTCTGGAACAGGGTTTTTTTCTAAAAAAACGCTGCAGCCCGCGCGGTTCGTGGCCTGTAGCCATGTTCTGGTGAAAGGTCGTGGGTGGAACATTGCCGGAACATGGTGGAACGGAATTTGTTCCGGTCTGTTCTGGTAAGTTCTGGTACTACCGGAACACCTCCACCCCTCTCAACTACCTGTATTTATTGATATTTTTCTCATCTATTTACTAATGTTCTGGATATTCCGGATAAAACAGGGGACTTCACACATATCCCCTATCCCCCATGGATCACCCCCAGCCCAGGTTGACCCCATACGTTTTAGGCCCCTCCACGTTTGCTGAAGAACCAGAGGTTCAGGGAACGTTTCTCGATGCGGGAACGGGCTTTGCGGATCTCGATGAACTTGTGCGTGGTGCTGCTGTAAAGGGCGCGGCGCAGCTGGACGTCAGGAATGACTTCTTGGCCGGCATCCTGCAGCGCTGCTGGAAGTGCTCGATGTTGATGGCGATCAACTCTTTGTCGATGCTGTGGTTCAGCGTCTCCCGGATCTCGTCTCGCTCGCCGTCGCCGTCGATCGTCGTCACCACGTCCTCGTTGAGGTAGTGATAGATCTGCCAGAACTTCGCGGCGGTTGGGTCTTCCGACTTGCAGCGCTGCTGCCGATCGACGGCGCGGGACTCGACGTGGGCTGCGAGCTGCTCCATGTCCTGGCTGCTCCAGTCAGGGAAGAACATCTGCGTGGCATAGGCCGCTGCCAGTACTTGGGCGTGGGACTGGTAGATCCGCATTTCGGTGATGGCCGGGTTTTCCATCAGCTTGTTTTCATAGCGTGCAAAGGCCTCGAAATACCGGTCCAGCCAAACCTTTTCATTGGACAGGCAGCGGCGGAGGTAGCCGCCCAGCTGCTTGGCTCGCAAAGCCTTGAGGCGTTCGGCCTTCGGCTTCAGAGCGAGGCTGTGGCCATCTTTCGTGAAGTGGAAGTGGACGATCCGGGACAGTGTCGCCTCGTCGCCGGTGACGCTTGCGTTCTGTGCGATGGCCAGCGCGCCGCGCCAGAGGTCCACGCGCTTCTCGTTACCGGTGGTCTTCGCACCCGTCACGCGCAGCTGGGCGTGGTAATCGAACATCGGCTTCACGTCGTCCCAGGTGAACTGGATGGTGACCGTGCGGCCCTGGGCATCGATGTAAGTCCGGTCGGACTCGATCAGTACCAGCGGCAGGTTGCTGACTTCGGCGAACGAGCGGAGCAGGCCTACGGCACTTGCTCCCGATCCGCTTGGCTTGATGCCCTCGGTATTTTCCCGGCCGAGCAAGCGCCAGAGCAGGCGGAGCAACATGGATTTGCCAGAACCTGGTTCACCGCTCAGCTCCAGGAATCCGAACGATGCCTGCTGGCTAGCGATCTGCTGCACGAACAGGGAAGCAGTCCACCAAGACAGCGCTCCAAGGCCGTTCATGCCAGTAACGTCCACGAAGTCGCGGAACCAGGACGGATCGAAATCCTCCCCTCGTTCGAACTTGACGGTGGCCAGCGCAGTTTTGATCCCCCGGCCTTTCACCTCGATGAAGCCGTGACTGTTCACCTGCAGCTCGCGGCCGTTCTGAAAACCGAACTCAGGGAAGCAGTAAGTACCCGTGTCCTCGTCGTACCCCAAGAACGGTAGGCTGCGCACAGTGCGAACAGGTCGATACTCGTCATTCAGCCACTTGGCCTTAAGCCAGGCGAGCTCTCGGGCGCCGCCTTCGAAGTTGCCGCCAGGCGTGAAATCCAGCATGCCCTTCACGAACCCTCGGGGATCAGCGATCGATCCGGAGGACAATGCGGCTTGGCAGTTGCGGCTTTGGTCCGGGAAGGCAAAGCTGAAGTGATAGCGCTGCTCGCCGGTGATGACGTCCTTCTCCAGGTAGTCCAGGTCCGGCACGCAGTTGGACACCTGCTCGACTCGTGACGCGCCATAGAAGATGTCGCGATTGCCTTCCAGCTTCTGATCGTCCAAGGCCTTGGTCAGCTCGGCCTGGTTGACCCGAACAGAGAACAACTGGTTGTTGAACTCGACCAGGTAGAAGCCAGCGGGCCGGCGCAGGTAGACCAGGTAGGCCAGTTTCCGCGCACTCTCTGCGGTGAATAGGCGTCCCCGGTAACAAGCGTCCTCGATGAAGACCTGGTCAAGCTTGCCGTCACGGTAGACGTCGTCCCAGTCCAGCTCTCCGGCCAGGGCAACCCACCCGATCTCTTTCATCGCCCGCAGTTGTTTGAGGTGCTTGCGGATGTAGGTACGGCCCGCCTTATCGTCGTCCAGGGCGACTACCCAGGTGACCATCTTTCCCTCATTGGCCTCGACGATGTCCCAAGGGAAGTTCACGCAACTGATCGCGGCGATTGCCTTGAAGCCGGCCAGGTGGAGAGCGATAGCGTGGAAAATGCCTTCGACGATATACACCCGATCGTGCTTCTCGATCGTTTGCCCTGGGGGCACCCACCCGGAGTTGGTGTATTTCATGCCCGCCTTGATGCCGGCCTTCTGATCCTCGTTACCGGCGATGGCTCGGGCATCAATGATGCGCTCCCAATAGCCGTCGCAGAGCGGGAAACGGACAGTGTCAGCCCACTCCCCGGACGGTTTCATCTGCCGACGCCCCTGTGCGTACCAGCCCTGCAGTTTGCTGATGTCGAAGCCGCGGGCTCGGCTCAGGTAGGCATCAGCAGTTGCGTTGGGGTTTTCCGGCGTAGAAGGGAAGCGCTCGCTCAGGTTTTCGAACAGGTGCTGATAGCGATCGCGGGTGCGCTCCTCATAGCCGCAGTTGTTCAGCCTGTTGCACTTGAGCTGGTATGGCTTCTCTTTCTTGACGAACACAGAACGCTTACCGCAACTCGGGCACACGCCCTTGTTCAGGTATTCCTTCGTCTCGTCCTTGGCTTGGAAACCCAGTTCCGGGTCGCGCTCGAGGGCGGGTATGACGTCCTCAAGGTAGATCCGGTCGAAGTGTTCCGGTGTGATCCGTGCGTTCATTTCGGTTCCTTACTGCTTCGCTGCCAAACGAACGCGCTCCGCCTGCTCTGCTGCTTCCAGAGTCATGTGAACCATGTTGATGAGTACTGCGCCCTTCGATCCGACTTCCTTTGGCCGGGTCAGGTAGTGGCCTGCCTGATTTCGTTCTCCACAGCGCTCTTGGACTGGCCGGAACGCTTCACGAACTCCGCGATGGTCACGTATGGCGTGTCGATAGCAATCTGCATTCTGTTAACCTCTGCACCGGATATTTAGGGATATTTGGGTTAAAAGTACCCATATGGAACCTAGGTTAAGTACCCATACGGAACCATGTCAAGAGGGAGATGCAGTTAATGGAGCTAGCTGAGAAGCTGAAGGCGATTCGGATCAAGGAAGGTCTGACCCAGTCCGAGCTTTGCGAAGCAACGGGGCTGAGCCTGAGCAGCTACAAAAAAATACGAGCTGGCACTGCGTACAGAGGTGAGTTCGGTTGCACTGCTCAAACTCACGAATCACGAGCGGTTCAAGAAGTACACGCTATGGCTAATGACTGGCGATGTAGCGCCGGCATGCGGCCAGGTGAGCCCGGTTTAAACCATGTCGATCAAGAAACTGGATTCAGGTGAATGGCTGGTCGATTGCAGACCAGAGGGCCGTGACGGACCTCGCGTGCGCCGCAAACTGAAATCCAAGAGTGAGGCGATGTACGCCGAGCGGATGTTGATGGGGGACGGTGCTCGAGGAGAGTTCGAGAAGAAGTCGAAGCGTGACGATCGACGCGTCGGTGACCTGGTCGACCTCTGGCACAAGCTGCATGGGCAAACCCTGAAGCGAGGGGAAGAACGTCAGCGGGCTCTGCAAGCGATGGCCGAACGCATGGGGAATCCTCGCGCTGCAGACTTTACAGCGGCTCACTTCACGAAGTACCGCGCCGAGCGCTTGGCCGGCGAGCACGGCCGCACTTCACCTGGTAATGGGATGAAGAAAGGGCAAAAGGCCAAGCCAGTCAGCCCTAACACCTTGAACCATGAACTGGCCTATCTGAGTGCGGTTTTCAACGAGCTGGATCGACTAGGAGAATGGTCGGGGGGAAATCCCCTGGAGAAGGTGCGCCGGCTCAAGTTCGACGAGACGGAAATGGCGTACCTGGAGAAAGGCGAAATACCGTCTCTGCTCAATGCGTTGGACGGGATCTCGGACAAGGCAGGGGTGGTGGCGAGGGTATGCCTGGCGACTGGGGCACGTTGGTCAGAGGCAGAAGCTTGACGCCTAAGCAGGTCCGGGGGCAGCGGATCAGTTATCACCGAACCAAAAACTCCAAAAGCAGGGTGGTACCGATCACCCTGGAGTTGGAAGACCTGGTCAAGGCAGCCTTGCCGTTTGGTGACTGCTACAAGAAATTTGGCGAAGCGATCGAGCCGCCGGCATCGAGTTGCCAGATGGCCAGCTTACCCACGTTCTGCGCCACACCTTCGCCAGCCACTACATGGCCAATGGCGGTGACATCCTGACTTTGCAGCGGGTTCTTGGACATTCGTCCCTGACAATGACGATGCGTTATGCCCACTTCAGTCCAGGACACTTGGCAGATGTGGTCAATCTGAACCCGTTGACTGCCCAGTGTGGACAGAATATGGACGCGGGAAAGGAGAAGAAAAGCGGAATGGGCAAAGCCTAGAAACGCGAAAGCCCCGTAGTACGGGGCTTTGGGAGGTGGTGCCGGCACAGGAATCGAACCCGGGACCTACTGATTACAAGTCAGTTGCTCTACCATCTGAGCTATACCGGCAATGGGGCGTCATTATAGCGATCGTTTGGCGCCTGTAAACCACTTCCTTGCGAATGTTCGCAAAAGACCTAAGTCACCGGCCCAAAAGAAGAATTTTCCTACCAGCCGCGGTGCATGGTGGTGACGCTAGGCTCGCTTTTACCCGGGTTGAAAAACAGCTTGTCATTGTCGCAGCCGCGCTTGCGGCATGGGGCTTCTGTGCGCAGGGGCAGGCCTTTGTCGCCGCCCAGTTGCATGCCGGGGTGGTTCCAGCCCAGGTTGCTGTTGGGTTGGGGCGGGGTGCCGCCGGCACAGCCGGTCAGGGCCAGGGCGAAGGTCAGCAGGGCGAGGGGGTTGGCTCGGGTCACGATGCTCAGGTCCGGTGGTCCATTGTCGGTTCTGGCGCAACGCCAGAAGGTCGCGGGGCTGGCGGGCAGCGCGCGACGTCACTTTTTAATGATTTGGGGGACGGATGATACACCGTTGCGGCGGTGGAGCATTAGCCTTGTGTTGTCTGGTATGGCCTCTTCGCGGGTGAACCCGCTCCTACACGGGGGTGGGTAAGCCGGGTTATCTGTGTAAGGCAATTCTGAACCATGGGGTCTAAAGCTTCAGGGTTTGGATGCTTCGGAAGTATCCTACGCGCGCCGCCGAAGTAACGCTGTTGTCGGGGAAGTGGCTCACGGATACCGTTTTCGGGTCGCTCTGGCGACCGGGTGTGAGAACCCGACTTTGAACGTATCGGCTGCGTAATGGCGACTGTGCGCGGGCAGACCTTGGTCTGGCCGAGCTTCCTACGTTCACTCGGTTTCTCACCTCGTGCACGGTTGCCGCCTTTGTTCCGTGAGAAAGAATGAACACGGCAACTCCTTTTGAACTAGGGAGTTTGAAAAGTGAAAACGATCGATTCTGATCCCAACAGCCCCAAACCAATCACAACCGCAGGCGTGGAAACCTTCCTCGCAGCCGGTAACCCATCCCTCAATCTCCTGCGCGTAGAGCCCGGCGTTCCCGTCGACGCGGCCTACGAGCATGTCTCGATCCTGATGGGCTACATCAAGCACCTGGTGCGCGAGGGGGATATGGAGGACGACCATAAATTCCTGGGGGCTGCCGATTACCTGTGCGACATGGCCAAGGCGCTGATGAACGATATCGAGATCGCCAAGAGCAAGGCGCATTAG